GATGTGGCATGCTGACGCAGCCAAAACGCCGAAATGCTTTGATGGGCTTTATCCCAAATACACGCCGCTTTCTTAAGCTGGCTTAGTGGCCGGGTAGTCATATCGCCCCCCGATAGTGTTTTAATTTAAGTTCGACAATTTGCTGGCAGGTTACGCAAGAGGCCACACCCGGAATCGCAATGCGGCGAGCTTCCGGGATTGGTGCGTCACATTCTTCGCAGAGAAAACGGGAAGGTGCAGCGATACGGCTACGCGCGTTGCTGATGTGGCGTTCGCGGTCTTCCTGCTCGCGCAGTTGTGCTAAATCCATTGCGTCGGCCATTAGTGCAGCTCCTGTGATTCATTCTCAAAGCGAGTGGCTTCACGGCGCAGCAGTTCGGCGGCTTCGATACCGCTCATCCCCTCTTTGGTGATATGTATCGCCAGTGCCTCAAGGCGGATGGAAACAGCGAGCGCGCGGTCTTTACGTTCTTCTTTTTTGGCATCGGTCAGCAATACGGCCAGCGCATCGCTATCTGTATTAAAACTACGGGTTACGATATTACGCATAATTTATTCTCCTGATTTCGGGCAATAAGAAGCCCGGCGGGTTTACGCCATTAAATTTCTGTTTGGATTAATTCGGCATGGTTAGCCGTTTGGGAAATAAACTCACCACTGCACGAAAATGATTCATCGCTGTAATAAGCGCCTTTTTCTCGTCAGTAGTCAGCTCACTTAATTCGAGCTCATGACGAGCCGCAGGGATTTTTGCCAGAAAGAAAATAGCGGCCAGCGCCCGATTATTTTCTTCAAATTGTGGGTCACGTTTATCGCGCATATCATCGACAAAACGTTCAACCTCTTCCCAGCTATCGCCCCAATATCTCGCGCGCAATTCAGCCACATGATTGAGACCGGTCAGACGTTCACCCGCTTTTAGCGGAACAGTCGCGGAAACAGCTTCGATAGCCATGATTTCCCCTGCTTTTGAGTAGAGAGGCCAGCCAGTAAATCAGCCTGTGAGCGGCTCGGGTGCCAGCGCTTGCCGTCCTTGCCAATAATCCAGCCGTGGCCGCAGTGCATGCCGGGGCTTTGCTTGACGAGCAGAGACGCGAATGACGGTTCACTTTTCAGCATACGCACCTCAAATCAGACCGAATGACGCGCCAATACCGCTCATGGTATCGACCACACTCGTCATAGCGGGATTAGTCTGTAGACGCGCATGCAGCGCCAGCGCCGATAGTGACAGCATGCGAATGCCAGCATTAACGCTTTCAATCATGTTGTGCTTACGGGCAGATGTCAGACGTTCATCAGATACCGCGCCGCTCGCCAGTTCGCCGAGTTCACGCATGGCGCGCATGACATAAGACTGCAATTTGTCTTTAGCCAACTCATTAACCGGTACGCATGGCAGGCAATGAATCTGCGCCAGAAAACCATCAATGAGGGTTGAGTCTTCGGTCAGGTCAGTCAGTCGCCACAATTCAGGCGGCGTAAACTGGTGAGGCTGTTCGGGGTTGAGCTTGTTACGTAACGTTTGAACGTTCATACCCGCACGCTCGGCCAGCTTCGCCATGTTGTGACGCTGCGCGAAAGCGCGGCACGCTTCGTCATAGTGGGGATGTTTGGAAATCTGAAAATCAAACATGTTGCATCCTTACAATTCACATAAAGTGAATTAAGCGCCGATGACGAGTTGAAAACGAGAATGACCCAACGCCTTACGCATTTGCTCCTCTTTCCAGCGGGCGTAGTAGATACGAACTTGACCGCCAGCACGTTTACAGCCCTTACGGATAACGCGAGGTTCGATTGGTAAACGTGGGTTATCTCAGCGACGCGCGGTGCGGTATGAAACTCCCTCTAGTTCTGCAAACTGTTGCAGAGTAACGATGGGAGCAGGCACTTTGATGATTGCGATTTCAGAAGCCATGTTGCATGATTCCCTATTTGCCAAAGATTGCAATTAAAGGGCCATCGTTTGCCAACATAGGGCCATTAATTGCGTAGGTTTAGCCAAAATATACTTCCCAATTGGGAGTTAGTAAATAGGTTTTATCGAAATGAGAATAGATTCTTTAGGATGGAGCAACGTTGATGTACTGGATCGCATCTGCGAGGCTTACGGATTTTCACAGAAAATTCAGCTAGCTAACCATTTCGACATTGCATCGAGCTCCCTCTCTAACAGATATACCCGAGGCGCTATTTCGTATGACTTTGCGACACATTGCGCTCTTGAAACAGGGGCCAATCTGCGCTGGTTACTTACGGGAGAAGGGCAACCGTTCACATCGTCTATAGTGGCCGAAGACTCAAAGAGCATCGAATCATTCACATTAAGTGAAGAAAAACTCAAAAGTGATGGTTCTCTTATAATCGACGTTCATTTTTTCACAAAGCCGATTGCTGATGCGATGGCTGTAAGGGCGGAAGGAAAACTCCATTTTATTGATAAGCAAGCATCACTTTCTGATGGCCTGTGGTTGGTAGACATAGAAGGGGGAATCAGCATTCGAGAGTTATCAAAGCTTCCGGGCAGAAAATTGCACGTTACCGGTGGAAAAGTTCCCTTTGAATGCGGCATCGATGACATAAAAGCAGTGGGTCGCGTCGTAGGTGTATACAGCGAGGTTAACTAATGACCGTCCGTAAAAATTCGGCTGGCGGCTGGATTTGTGAGCTCTACCCAAACGGTGCAAAAGGCAAACGTATCAGAAAGAAATTCGCTACTAAGGGCGAGGCTCTGGCATTTGAGCAATACACCGTTCAAAACCCGTGGCAAGAAGAAAAGGAAGACAGGCGCACGCTAAAAGAGCTGGTTGATTCGTGGTATAGCGCTCATGGTATTACACTGAAAGACGGCTTGAAACGCCAGTTAGCCATGCATCATGCTTTTGAGTGTATGGGCGAACCACTCGCACGCGATTTTGATGCGCAGATATTTTCCCGCTACCGAGAAAAACGCTTAAAAGGTGAGTATGCCCGTTCAAACAGAGTGAAAGAGGTATCGCCTCGCACGCTTAATCTTGAGCTGGCCTACTTTCGGGCAGTGTTCAATGAGCTAAACCGCCTAGGAGAATGGAAGGGTGAAAACCCGCTGAAAAATATGCGCCCATTCCGCACAGAAGAAATGGAAATGGCCTGGCTAACTCACGACCAAATTTCGCAACTGCTCGGAGAGTGTATACGGCATGACCACCCTGACTTAGAAACCGTGGTAAGAATCTGTCTCGCCACTGGTGCACGGTGGTCTGAGGCCGAGAGTCTGAGAAAAAGCCAGCTCGCAAAATACAAAATCACATACACCAACACGAAAGGCAGAAAAAACCGCACCGTCCCAATCAGCAAAGAGCTCTATGAGTCTCTGCCTGATGATAAAAAAGGCAGGTTGTTTAGTGATTGTTATGGAGCGTTCCGGTCAGCTCTGGAAAGAACAGGCATCGAACTACCGGCAGGACAACTTACCCACGTTTTGCGCCACACCTTCGCCAGTCACTTTATGATGAATGGTGGTAATATTCTGGTTTTACAGCGCGTACTCGGTCATACCGACATAAAGATGACGATGCGATATGCACACTTTGCCCCTGACCACCTAGAAGATGCAGTAAAGTTAAATCCACTTTCATTCTCAAACCGGTAAGTAATGCTGCCTTACCGGCTTACCGATTTGATTGAATTACTCGTAGTCAGGTTCGTAATCCATTTCCAACTCACCAAAATATACTGACCCAAGACCATCAATCATTTCAACACTATCAATTTCCAAGGCATCAATATCATCTTTGGCCTCATCAAAATCACCGCTTAATGTAATCAGCATATTAATATCAAAATCTTCACTGACACTTCTTTCCACAGAGCCCATACTGACATAATCACGATCTATTGAATCAAAATGGGATAATGAGAACATACCATTTATCTCCAATGAGATATTCAAGGTGGCTTCAATAACAATAGTATCTTCAGTATCTCTGATAACCCTCAAGTTATCATCAATAGAGTTCAGAGTTATAAATTGCACCTCGCATCCGTCAGGCTCCCAATAAAATGAAGAGTCTGCTTCTTGTGTAACATCCACACCATCAAAGACGTAGTCTAAATGACTGGACAACTGGGTCATGAACGATAGACAGTTGCCAGAAGCGATACGAGATTCTAAGTTACTAACGACCGCATAGGGTTTGTGCGCACGGTTGAAGTGATTTAAGGCCTCAGAGAGATCTTCATAACAATCAATAAGTTCTTTCGATTTACAGTAAGAAGCCCAATCCTTATCGCCAGATATCGCGTAAACCACCTGACCAGTTTTTCCGGCCCAATTGTTCAATGCTATTAACGAAATTGCATCAGGGAATTCTTTTTGCTTCTCACCTACAGCTGCAAATGGTGGCTCTTGAGAAAAATAACTAGTCGTAAGGTCTTTTACTGTTACATATTCGTTTGTATCAAGAATTATCGCACCAGTGGACGCAATAAATTGCGAAACTTTTTCGTTAGCTAATTCCATACAATCTTTTGCCGACCCCAGCTTATTCTTTAGAGATTCTACATCAGCAATTTCAACAATATTGTGCTCTCTAATATTATCCAATGATCTTTCAAGGGAAAGTTTGCTCTTTTTTATTCTTTCTTCAATATGACTGGTAATTTCGTTGACAACTACATCAGTCAAAACAAAAGTAGTCGGGGCAGTTTTGAATTGAACCATGCTAGCAAGCAAGCCTTTGTCCAGCCTCAATCCGTTCCCATCAAAAACAGTGGTGTCTAAAGTAATTGCAGTATACTTCTTCACGGTCATTTTTCATCCGATGAGTTGAGCATAGAAATGGTTCAAGAAGTATAATCTACGAGTGATTATCATGACTCTGATAAGTATCACAAGTTTCCCTCATCCTTGTAACCGCATCCCTCTTGCCAAGTGGCGATAAAGTGGCGGTAGAAATGGCTCAAACTGGCCCTTAGTTGGTATAAAACGGCCCTTTATATGCATGATTTATAAGGAAAGCTATTGATTTTCGGTTATTCCTGTAGGAACTCATAATCGCTTGGTCGCTGGTTCAAGTCCAGCAGGGGCCACCAAATTTTAGCTTTAGAATCATCCAGT